TTGCTAATGATCTTCAACACATTATTGCGCTCTTGCGCGGGCAACTTTTCTAACAGGTTCTTTGCGCCTTGGGGCGACTGCATAGCATCGGCAAGGATTTTCATGCTCTTGCTACCTATCGCAGTCTGCAATTCAGCAAGCGTCTTATTTGTCGCAGTCGCCCAAAAGTTTAGCAATGAAGGTAGGCGAAACTTTGATGTGTTTTCCTCTAGTAGGGTTGCTAGTGCTTTCTGGCCGTCAGACGCTTGTTTACTAGATGCTAATTGATTGGCGCGCTTTGACGCCAACGACTGTAGCGTTGATATAGTGTTCTCGCTCAGTTCCGTGGCGATGTTGTAGTTGCCTGGGCCAAGAAACTTTTCAACAACGTCAGGCGCTTCGTTCTGCACCAGACGCACAAACGCGTCTTTGTCCGTCTTCCATAGTCTAGCGGCTTCACCGGTCAGCTTGGTCTCGGCAATCTTTTGCATACCCTTAGAAAACTCATCAAGGTACTCACGATAGCCTTTGCCGCCTGCCGCTTCGATGGCGTTGATAAGCGTTGGTTTTATTTCCGACGTTACTTTAGCGGCCAAGTTACGCTGCGTTGTAGCGTCGACGCCTGGGCGTAGCTGCTGTACGGTTGCGTTGATGGAGTTCTTACGAATGGCATCTAGTGCTCTTGCGTCAATGATGCCGCCATTTTTGGTCCACTGAGCAATATCGTTTGCTATGTTTTTAGCCGCACCACTAAGCAAATCATTGCCTGCGAATTCAGGGTTGTTCAATACGCCGCGAATCTGGGTTACGATCTCATTACCTTTAAGTGGCTTGATGCCTGCCTCTCGTAAACTGTCTGCCGCAGACTGAGCAAACCTTGCGCCTTGACCTAGATCAAGCGACGCATCCGCCGCCTTCGACGCCCACTCATCAGCCATACGAGCTAAGTCGCCTTTGTAGGTGTACTTAGTCAGCCCCACAGGTAAGTTGCGCTTGATGAGGTCAAGCCGAGCAGACGCTTCAGCCAGATTGCCTGCGTTGATTAGTCGGCGTACGTCTTGCACCTTTGCTGCTGCTTCGGCGCTTAACTTACCGGCCTCAGCTTCATACTGTGCTACTTGCTGACCAAGGTTAGCGCGGTTTAACGCGGCCTGACGTGCTGGCGATGTGATGTCGCGCAGCGTCTGTTTCATAAGGTCCGTTGTAGCGCGCACGTCCGTAGCAGTTGCGCCGCCCGCCAGTTTCGCTAACGCATTGACGCCTTCGTCGTGGCTCATCGTGGCGAACTTGTTTAGGTACTGAGCACCTGATTGGCTTTGCTCTAACGAATTTTTAACAAGCGCTTGCCAAGTTGGGTTTTGAATCTTAGCCGTTACTTCAGCCACACTAGCGTTAGGCGGCGCGTTGCGTAGTATTTCTAAAGTCTGTTCCAGATCAGCGCCTAATGATGCGCGAGCTATAGACGCCGCTTTGTTTTGCGGTAAGTTTTTAAAATCTGCAACTTTACCCAGCGTTTTACCGAGTAGGGGCGCAACAACGCGCCCGCCAGCTTCGTAAGTTGCGCCTTCAAGGATATTTTTAGTAGGCTCTACTGCGATCGCTGCGCCTTTGCGCGGCTCTTTACCGCCTAAATAAACGTCGCCTAACTCAAGCGTTTCTTTAGCAAGACCATAGCCTAGACCCGCACCACCTACAACACCAGGAGGGCCAAACGGCGCTCCTAGCAAAGCACCGCCTGCGGCCCCTAGCGCCTCAATCGTTGGTGCGACGTAAGGTCTAATACTTTGGTACATGCGCTGCCCTGCGGTCAACTCTTGACGAGGTGCCGTGGGCATACCTTCGCTGCGCGGTTCGGGTGTAGGTGTAGGCGCAGGAGTGGCGAACAGACGTTGCGCTTGCGCGATAACTTCTTCATCGCTAGCACCTGCTGGACCTTTAATCTCTCGTATATTGCCTTGAGGATCGCGTACCTTGTAGATTTGATCGGCCATGACTACCTCACGACGGACCAGCCGCCAGAAGCAGGGGTTGGTGATGGTTTAGGTGCAGGCGCTTCGGCTTTCTTAGCGTTGTTAGCAATAAACTTTCGCATATTTTCCAGAATAGCTCGGTTAGCTTCAATTGAACGCGTAGGGTCAGACAACGCTTCAAGCCAAGAACGGAATTCCACGTTAGAGTTAAGTTGCTGCGCGGACATACCTGTAGCATTTTTGACCGCGTTAAGCAACTGATTTCTTGAACTTTGAATAATGTCGCGCTGTGTTTGCGCTTCAGTACCAACAACACGTCCCGCTATCTGACCGGCACCTGTGCCAGCGACATAAGCTAATATGTTAGAGCCTGCACTGCGACGCTCGCTTGGTACTGCTTTACGTCTGTCTAATTCCGTATAAGCTGTCTCTAACGTATCAAGAATATCGCTAGCTTGTTGTTTTCCTTCTTCTTTCTTAGTCGCCGCAGCCGTTGCAGCGGGCGTTTTGCCTGCTAGACCAATCACGCCAGGCGAACCTAAACCACCGCCTTTGTAATCCCTTGCGTTGATGGTAATCATTTGCGTAGGATCGGTTGGGTCTTGGATTTGCGTGACGCTTGGCGCAGGGGCTTCTTTCCCTGGCCCTAGACCTTCTATTCTAATAGCAGCCGGGGTAAGGGGTGTTTGTCCTATAGCGTTTGCAGGATCAACGTAAGTTGGCCTACCGTTTTGAAGCACCGCAATAGGATTACGCGGTGATGGGGGCGTGCGTTGAGCGCTTTGGAACGCTTGATAACCTTCTTGTGTGGCTGGATAGCCAAGTGCCATCATTGTGCGAAGCGTCTCAGGCGGTAGTTCAGCACGTAACTGGTTCTCAATCTGCATTCTAAGCATCGCCGCGTCAGGTTTGCCAGCCTCACCTAGTTGGCTGACTCGTCGATACCTGTTCATCAACTCTTGCGTTTGCGGGCTTACTGTGGGTGCGGCGGCAGCCCTTGGCGCTGCCAAAGCATTAGCAGGCGGTGTCTCAGCCGTTGCAGCGGCAGGCGCTAATGCGTTAGCAGGCGCGGGTGCTCCTTCTATATCGCGTCGGTATTGTTCGTAATTTTTTTGGTTCTGTAATTTCTCAAGTATCGCCATACCAGATTGAACAAACTGAGGTCTGCCGGTGCTAACCATAGCTTGCGCGGCTGCTTCTAAGTCTGGTGGCCCACCTTTAGCTGTAATGGCCGATCGAATTTGATTTAGCGCTTCGCGCTCTTGCATCAGTTCATCCATCTTAAGCGCGTTCAGTTGCGCCGCAGACGCTTTGCTGTACTGGTCAAGCGGGTCTTGTAACTGAAGACCTCGGTAAGACAACGCGATGTTCGGGTCAACAAGAGCCATGATTAGCCTCCATAGTAGGTGTAGCCACCATAACTGTAGTCAGTACTAGGCGCAGCAGCGGTAGGTTGTTGAGGAAAACGAGCGTTTAAATAATTCTGACCTTGCTGATAATTCAAATACGTCCCAAGACCTTGCGACAATGCGTTAGCGCCACCTATGTACCCTGACGCTCGCGCTTGCGCGGCAGCGCCTAACGCTTGGCCGACGTTGCTCGCCATCGTCTGCCCTGCCTGACCTAGCTGGTTCGTTGCCGTTTGGCCTACGCCTGCTAGCGACTGTAATGGGTTAAGACGCGCATTACGCTCGGCTTGATACCGGTTAAAGGCGTTCATGTACTCTTGTGACGCTAAGTCCTGACCGTAGCGTTGAGCACCTCTTAACATGCCGCCTGACAGCAAGCCCCCACGCGCTGCTGCCGATCGCTCTAGCGCCTTCATACCTTCGCTCATACGGAAAGCGTAGCCTGGGTCTTGCTGAAACTGATCCATACCGAACGGCGTGTATTCGGTTGCCAACGGCGTGAGCTTGTTAAGCGCCGTAATGCCCGCCTGACGCCAAGGCTCTTGCAGTTCAACTTGGCGCTCAAACTGCTGCATCTGCAAGTCAGCAGCGCGATTAGCAGCGTCAGCTTGTGTGCTGGCAGCTTTCTTAGATGCGCTAGAACCTATTAAAGAACTACCGACAACGGCGGCGGCGATCATCCAAGGCATGTCAATTCTCCTTTAAGCACTGGGCCATGTGCTGCGCTTCAGATTTATCGCCAGACGTAATTAATACTTCGTCTATTTTGTCTTCGTCAGAGCAGTCAGTTGCATGGATACAGTACCAAACAACATCTGTAAGCGATTTTACGCCGTGATGTTTATTAGCTTCAATAGTTAAACACGCAGGCGCATGAACTTCAGATCGAACGCCGTCAACCATAAGTTCAACAGATCCACTCGCCAAGATCGACAAATGATCAAACTTATGTTTGTGCGAAACAAGTACACAACCCGCTGGAATGCGGGTTTCTTTAGCGTAAACGCCTGAACTAAAGTGATGGTAGATCATTACGTCACTTCGCGCCCACTAACGCGCATGTTGATGGCGCTAGCCGTACCAGCAATCGTGCTGATAAAATCGCCTGCGCCCAGCACCTGTCCGACCAACTCAGGAAACGTATAGACCTCAGACGCCTGTAGTGTCTTGGTCTTCGTAATCAAGTTAGTGTTACCTGCTGATCCTGCTGCTGTGACAAGATTGACGCTAATCGTGGCAGCGCTGGCGCTGTAGTTGGTCGCCGTAAACTTGTCAATAATAGCCGTCACACCTGTTGCGGTGTACTGCGTAGTTTGTGATGATTCGACCGTCTTGGCCGGAACAAGCACTTTAACGGTAACTGCCATTATTGAACCCCTTCAATGTTGTTACTGACAGTAAGAATAATGCTTGGCACAGCCGGATAAAACGCAGAAGATGCAAACGATGTCAGTTGCACCGTTACATCATCAACCGCGTACATGACTTCGACGTAATCGCCAGCATTAAGTTTAAAAAAGTACCCAATAGTAGCAAGTTGTTCGTTGTTATTGCCTTGCAATCGTAGTTGACTGTTGCTGTTAGGTACGTCAACGCCGTTAATTCGGGGCCATATCCAGATAAGACCTACACCACCAGTCGTCTTATCCAGTTGGATACTGAACAAAAAGTTATAGATACCACGCTCATCGACGTAAACTCTTGACGTTGGTGACCCGATATAGACGCCGTTGCTGACATCAGTGGTGTCAAACGTAACAGCGTAAGGCGTATTGATCGCAGCCGGGATCTGGGAGGTAGTGTCAAGAAACTGGCCGTACCGCGAACGCTTGAACTCTCGTGGTGGCGGCGTTACTTGCAACGCTTGGATCTGACTTTGCAGTTGAGCAATGTCGTTAATTAAACTGTTTGGCTGTGTCTCTAAGTTCTGACGCAGTGCATCAATTTGCTGTTGCAACGACCCAAGCTCGCTAGGCGGCTGAGTCTGCACCTCTTGCGCCAACGTCTGAAGCGCAGCGTCATACGAAGCGATAAGCGACTCTAGCCCTAGGCTAGCGATACCATCGTTAGCTGCAACATCAGCAACGCGGTACAACGACAAGAAGAACTGATACCAAGCGCGGTCGATCAACCCTGTGCGTGCGTCGATAAACGGCACGCGCGGTGGCGTGATCGGCGTCGGGGTGGCGCTAGGATTAGGCATTGGTAGGACTGATCAAAAGTTCTGCGCCCATCAGCGCTGTCTTTACAGGGTCAGTCATCGACAACTCGTACACCCGATCGCGCAACTGTAGTGTCATACCCAGCCTACGGAACCACACGCGTCGGTAATATTCGCCTATCTTGCCAATCGACGCTGTGCGATAGTTGGACCACGTATGCCCGCCATCGTCTGACCAGCGCAACATGACCTCGGGGTCAGCGCCTTGTACGCCCGCCATTTCTTCTTCGATAAAATATGCGCCGTCTTCAGACACTAAAAAGTAGTCGTTAGTCTCGATAATGTCTGTCGTTAGGTAGATCGACTCTACAGACGTGTCCTCGTCAATCAACGAATCGCCACCCTCAGACAACAAGAAATAGTTGATGGGTTCCGTGACATCCGTGGTCAGGTAGCTGTCTTGCAAAGGTATGCCGTTCAGACCAACGCCCGACTCGATGTCGATCTGCATCGAATGCTGCGCGGTGCGCTTGAGGTTGTTCTGACCGGTGGGCAGCGCCCGCCACGACCGCAGCCACTTTTGCGTCTGACCGTTATCAGCGTAAGTATTTAAGTCGAGCGCGTAAATATTGCCGTTTTCATAGTCGCCAACGACAATTTTATTGTTAAACGCCATCTGGCAATTGCTGCGGTGCCGCGTAAACAATCCGTTATCCCAACCAGCACGTTCATGCCATGCGCCTGTAGCGACGTCGTAAACCCAAGTTGCGTTACCACTAGGGAACGTTAGGACGTAAAAACTATGGCCGTCTTGCTGATAGGTGTAGGCAATCGCGTCGGTTAGTGTGCTGTACTGCTGAATCTGCCATTCGACGGCGTGCGTACTGATGCGCTGTCCGGTGTAGCCGTTAGCGCGGTAGACGATACCTTGCCCACGAGCGTCTGCGCCAAGCCAAAACAGGCCATTATCCATCTTGGCAATCGTGTACGCGGAGATGCACCCGATCTCATTAAACGCGCCTTGGATGCGCTGAAGCGGAAAGTCAGACGACCCTGTGTCATACCAGACCTCAACCGTTCCTGTGCCGTACACCCATACTTCGCGGTGATCGACAATAAGGCCCACCACGCCATCAGGCGAGCCTTCTGCGCTAGCAAAGTCAAGCGGGTCGATGGACGTGCCATCAAGCAGTTGCGTGACCCAGATGCGCTGGCTATTAGGCTCGTTAAAGACAAAGTAGCCATCAAGGTAGCCAACCGTCACCGCGCCAGGAAAATCTTCATCCAGTATTTGCGCGAACGTGTTGGTAAGGTTGTTATAGATGTAGCTTGGCCCGTTAGCCGCAATGAAAACTTGCGTACCGTTATCAGCAATACTGACCGGCCCAGTGCCTGCTATAACGCCAAGCAACGTCGGTGCGTAACTGGTTGTGATTTTGTACAACGAATTGCCGGATACTACAAACGCAACGCTGCTGTCAGACGAGAAGGTCCATAGACCTCTGATCGGTCCTGTACCTATGGTTGCAAGTTTTAACAGCCCAGGACAGCGCTGAAGAAACGCGGGTTCTTTGCCACCCTCGGGCACAACTTCCGGAAACAAATTGACCATCCTCGCATCGGCTGCGTTGACGGACCGTGCAACGTAGGACGAGCCTAGGATCGGCGTTTTCATTAGAAGTTGTTAGCGTAGATGTTGTACCGTTGACGCGTTGCAACAATCGGGTATGGGATAGCCATAAGATCGCCGGGGAAGTTGATACGCTTGATGTTGCGCTTGCTTGTCATCGCAATGCGCTGCACTTGAGGCGATGGCTCAACACCAAACTCAGGTGCTAACTCACAGGCTAAGTTGTAGCGAAACGCACGCAAATAGCCTGGCGGGAAATAAATATCTGTAGCAACGCTCGATACTTCATCAAGCGTCTGCACCGAAATGATGTGCCACTCTAGCGCCTTAATGGGTACAGGGTAGACATACATTTCGATGTTCGGAAACGTGTTGTTGACCCACAGAACTTGCGGATACGTCGATGTGACCGTCTTAAACGCGATGCCATCGTACTGCTGCTGGTTGATCAACTTAACGCCAAACGATAGTCCAGAGGAAGGATCTTTAAAGTACGTGGCGTCGTCGATCTCAATAGGACGATTACCCACAAAGTCGCCCGTTGGACCTAACGTGCGCGAAAGGACGTTAGCAGGCCAAGTGAACACTTGATCTTGCGTACTGAACACTGACAGGCGTTCGGTGTCCCAAGACTGAATCATCTGGTTCATCGCCATGATGGAGTCTTGCATAACAGCCGCAGAAGGTGTTTCACCTTCCGCTAATACGCCAAGGAGTCTAAGCGACCCGTCAATGAGTTCAGCAGCAGTGGTCATAGTTCGGCCTCCTGAGTCCTACGACTGCGACGACGAGGTTGGAGTTCGTTAACAGGCTCAAGTTCGTCTGGCGCAGCATCAACAGTCAAGTTGTTGGGATCGTAATCTTCCCAACCGTTCTCTCTGTCACGGTCAGCTTCCATGTCAGATGTTGCAACTTTAGCACCATGCGAGGTGTGTCGGAGGTAGATGACGGCCATATTTTAATTGGGGGCCGAAGCCCCCCTTCCTTACACGCAGTGGATAAGAGCAAAATTAATAACAACTGCTTCCGACAACGATCCACCCGAAATGTTGCGTACTGTAATAGTCGCCGCCCCAGCACTTAAACCAGATACCCAGCAGTTATACGCGCCCGCAGTAGCGCCGCCGCTTACGTTCAAAATCAAAATGTCGTTTGCAGAAATGAACGAGTTGTTCAACGTAAATGTTACGTTGGTTACGCTCGCCAAAGCTGCGTTGTTCATCGTGATTTGACCGGCAGACTTGTTCAGCGTTACGGCTGTAGACTTGCTAGTAGCTTGAGTTACCGTACCTTGCGCGGCTGCTGTATAACCAAACTGCTCATCGGACAGCACGTACTGTGCTCCGATAATGTCTTGGTCTGTGTAAGCAACGCCAATAGGCTTAGTGTTTGACATAGCTAATCCTTTTAAAAATAGGGGGCGAACCCCCTATCAATTACGCAATACGATAAGCCGTCCAAGTACCGGTACCGGTCTTGCGTGCTAGCCACTGCGAAGACGTGTTAGCCGATACCGCAGCGGTACCAACAATCGTCCAGCCCGTACCTGCGGTTACGGTCACAGCGTCAGTACCATCAATGTTGACGACTGCAAACGTGAACGCAGCGTTGACCTTAGCTGCCGAAGAAATTTCATCTTCGAGCAACGCAACGGTCGGCAACGTCATAGCACCAGCGGTGCCATCAAACGTGAACAGACCATTAGCCAGTTGCGCGGCGGTGACCGTTGCTGCGCCGGTTAGCGCAGTGGGTGCACCCTGGACAAACAACAAAGCCTCGCCGGTATTACCGTCGTTGTACTGATAGCCACCAGCACCGTTAGGAATTGCCATGATAGATCCTTTCAAAAAATAATTTGGTAGGGGGCCGAAGCCCCCTTATTGATTAGCCCCAGAGACGAACGCCCATTTGAGGACGGATCACGCTGTAGCCGTACAGCACGTCAATACGGCAGGGCATACGGTCGTTGTTGATGTCGTACTGGCGGACAATACGCATCGAAATACCGTTATGAACCTGACGCGACGCCATATCAACGCCTTGCGGCATCATCAGATCGGCGGTAGCGAACGTGATTGCATCTTTGTGGTAGACCAAGTTTTGTGGGTACTGCGATGAAGCTGCACCGACAAACACAACAGCCTTGCTGGTAGCGGGGAGGCTATCCACGGTAGCTAAAGCGTTAGCTGCCGAATAGATAGGAGCAACAGTGATGTTACCTGCGCCAGAGCCGTTAAGCGTGACGTCAACCGTCGCAACGAACTGGAACAGCGATCCAGTGGACTCGCGTGTCTGTGGGTTAACTGCATAGCAGTCAGCCACGGTAAACACATCGCCAGCCTTAACCGTCGCGCTAGCACCCGCGCCTGTGATGGCGATAGTGGTTGCGCCTTCGCTTGTCACAGCAGCCGAAGTCGTGCCGCCGGTCGCTGTACGCGAGCCAGTGGTGAACTGCTTGATCGACTGAGACATGTTGATTTCGTCAAACCCAAGCACACCCATACCCATCATGCCGTTTTTGAACTGGCGGCTGATCGTATCAGTGGGGTTGAAAAGACCTTTCATGCCTTCGACCAAACCAGCGTTAGCGGCTGGGTTGACTGTGGCGTAACGGGGCGACATGACCGCAGCGTTCTCGTTGAGTTTCTGCTGTGCTTGCAACAGAACTAGCGATGTAGCAGGCGTCGTACCAGGCGTACCAACGGTGTTACCGATGTATTTGTACGAGTTTGCAACGTCAGCGTCGATGCTGGCAGCAAGCTGGCTGATACGAGGCTTAAGCACACGCTCTGCGAAATCGTCCAACTGCAACGTCAATTCAGCAGATGTGAAGTTAACGCCGATGTGCTTTTGCGAAGCAACAGTCAACGTGGTGTACTGCTCGTTGTCGCTCTGAACTTGCAGCGCGGCACCGTCGGTAACCAAAGCGCGGTCCGGGAGGCGGATACGCAGGGTTGAACCAATCTTAGCGCCTTCGACAGCAAAACTGTCGTCGTACTGACGGTTTACGTTACGGGTTAAGACAAGATTATTCTCAAGGATTTCAAGCGCCTTGCGGGTAATCATGTCAATGGTAAGTAGGCTATTTGCCATGACAATTCCTTTTTAAAAAGTTAGCGGACTCGGTTCTGAGCTTCCCATTTCTTAATCTGCCTTTGACGCTCGGCTTCTATCCACTCTGACGTTGACATTTCCTTTATCGAACGTGGGTCAGTCGTGTCTAAAACTCTTGCGTTGCCACCCCGAGGAGTGACGGGCTGAATCGGCGCTGGGGCACTCGACGATTTTTTAACAGGAGGATTTTCACTTAACTTAGCTTCAATCTTCCCAATCTCTTTTGCCTGCAAAAAAGGCGACAACTTGGCAATACGATCAGCTTCTTTTGGATTAGATCCAAGGTAATACGCCACCTCGGGGCCAATATCAGAGGCTTGAATCGTCTCGGCCATCACGGTCGTAATCGGAAGGCGAGGGTTGTACGCGACTTGTTCAAAGTCTTCGTACTTAGACCGCGCTTCTTCTTCGCGTTCGTGATAGACCTCAAGAACTTCGGCACGCTGTCGTTCTGCTTCACGTCGTGCAAGTAACTCTGCTGCCTTCCGTTCGGCTAGCGCTTCCGCGTAGTCTTCGGTTGTCGCAAAACTATCTTGCGTCGGTAAATCACCAGACGGCATATTGGGCGTTGCGGCCCTCAGCTTCTGCTCTCGTTCCCACTTGCGTTGCTCTCTTGCAAGGCGTTTGCTGATCATCGCATCTATTTCAGCCTGGGTGTAACGCTTTTCCTCAGTCTGTTCCGACGCTTGTTCAGCTGCTTCCGGCGCATTTTGTGCACTTTCCGTGGTGGCCGTCACCTCGGGTGCTGGCGCGGATTCTACTTCCGCTAAGGCTTCTTGAACTTGCTCAGTCATCTTCGTTCCAAAGGAACCCTGGTCTACCGGGCCAGTACGGGTAATTAAACTTAAGTCTGGGGCAATCTTACATTAACTGTCAACTAAAACTTAATAGGCTGGCGAAATCAAACTTTTCTGCGACTGCACATAGAAGTTACCAGCAGCTAACGTAACGCTGCCGCCCGTGTTGTTGGACAAAATTAACGTGGTTGCGTTGGTTGCATTGACGTAACCAAATACCGTAACGCCCTGCAAATCTTTATCGTATGCCGCAGTAACCATATCACCCAGCGCGGCACCAGGCGTCGTTATGTTGACCGTCGTACGAGCACCGTTAGCAATCGTTGTTGATCCGTACGCTTGCGTACCGTACGCTACTGGACCTTGATAGCTAGTGGTTGTCGATAGAACGCTTACGTTGCCGGTCTTATTGGTGGCAAACTGATTGCCTGTAACCATTAGACCTTCTAACAGCGCACTTTGTTCGACGTAACCATACGTCTGCGTACCACCTGCGCCGTTGGAGTCGTAGCACAAATTACCACTAAACAACGAGTAGTTAGCGTTGTATGTTGCAGTGCCGTATCTTGCGACAATACCTGGCGAATTAGCGGTTTTTCCGTTGTTAAAGCAGTAGTTGTTGGCGCAAATACTGTTCTTGCCGCCTTGGTCAATGCCACTGCCAGCGTTGTCGATGCAGTAGTTACCCGAGATAATAGACAGCGCGGCCCAGTTTTCGATGCCTTGGCACACGTTTAAGTTAACGTCAGTACCTACTGAATCGCCGCAATAGTTATTTAGGATCTGCAAAGATTTGCAGTTGGGGTCTTGCTCAGTCGTAATACCGCCGCCAAACCGCCATCCTGATATGTAGTTGTTTGCGATTGTGCTTGCAGACATCGACACATTCAAGGCGCTATTCAGCATGATGTTGTTCGAAATAGTCGATTGCGTCACAACACCTGCCGACGTGGATACTAAAATCGCTTGGTTCTGCGTATTAACTGCCGTGTTTCGTTTGATGTAGTTGCCGTCAAACAAGTAGCGCGAACCACCGTTTGCTATCAAACCGAACCGATCCATGTTGACAAAACGACAATTCAATACTTTAACGTCAGTGCAAAGCTGGAAGGCAACCAAACCGATGTTGGTAGCAACTGTATAGCTGCCGCCGTCAAAGGTAAGACCTTCAATGACAACATTTGTTTTAGACGCACCAAACAACAAATCGGTCGTTGGCGTCGTAGCGCAAGTAATAGTAGCGTTGTAACCAAGCAAGGTGATGTTTGACACCAAGTTGATTTGAGTGCTTACCACGTAAGTACCGCTAGGAAAGTAAAGCGTCTTGCCTGCTGATTGCGTAATAGCGGTCTGAATGGCCGTTGTGTCATTAGCCACCCCGTCACCCACAGCGCCAAAATCTTTGACGCTAACAGTCTGCGCCAACTTGTTTGAGACGTTGGTGGCGGAACTGCTTGTAAACGGTGGCGTGTACGATATTTGAGTCGCAGTGCCATACGATGACCCGTTAATCTCAGAGTTCGTAAACTTGACTTTTTGCCCTGCCGTCAAACCCGTGTTAAACGTTACTGTCGTGCTATTAGTCTCTGTATACGCGTACTGCG